GTTCCTGGTGGAAGACCGGCGCGGGGGCATGGAGAACCTGACGGCCATCCTGACCCCGAGCAAGGCCAAGAAGGATACCGCCGTGTCCATCCGGGAAGAGCACGGGGAGAAATACAGCGCCGTGCTCACCCCACGGAATGAAGCGCGGGACGTGACGCTGCACTTTGCCCTTTACAGTAAGACCAAGGCAGGCTGGATGAAACAGTACTTTGCCTTTGTGAATTTTCTGAAACAAGGGAAGGACGGCTGGCTGGACATCCGTTTTCCCCAACTTGATCTGACACTGCGTGTGAAGTATGCCGACTGCACGAAGTTTACCCCGCTGACCTACCTGTGGACGGAAGGCGTGCATGCCAGCAAATTTAAGGTAAAGTTCCGGGAACCGAACCCGATTATATAACCATTCAAACGCTATTGGAATATGCTTCTAACGATATATGACAAAGCCGGAACCAAGCGTGCGGGCGTGGCTGTGAACGACAGCTCGACGCAAAGCAAGGAAGTGCAGGGAGAGAATGTGCTTTCCCTGTCGTTCAGCTATTATGCCTTCGTGCCCCTGGACGTGAACGACTACACGGACTATCTGGGTGAACGGTACTGGCTGACGGAACGCTACACGCCGAAGCAGGTGAGCGAGGGTGAATGGGAGTATAACCTGAAGCTGTACGGCATCGAGAGCCTTATCAAACGTTTCTTGGTGCTGGAGACCACCGACGGTGACACCAACCCCCTGTTCACGCTGACCGCCACGCCCCGTGACCATGTGGCGATGGTGGTGAAGGCCATCAATGACGGCATGGGTAACATTACCGACTGGAAGGTGGGGCAGGTGGACGGTACCGATCTTATCGTGATCGACTATGAGGGCATGTACTGCGACCAGGCTCTGAAGGAGATCGCCGGCAAGGTGGGAGGCAAGGCCGAATGGTGGGTCGAGGGGCAGACGGTGAACGTGTGCCGTTGCGAGCACGGCGAGGAGATCACGTTGGGATACGGCAAGGGGCTGATCTCCCTGGAGCGGGATACGAGCAATACGGAGAAGTTCTATACGCGCCTTTTCCCGATCGGGAGCAGCCGGAACATCGACGCGGAGAAATACGGCAGCCCCCGTCTGATGCTCCCCGGAAAAAAGAAGTACGTGGAGGTGGGCGTGGACGAGTACGGTATCTATGACCATTACGAGCAGGCCGCCTTCAGCGGTATCTATCCCCGGCGGGTGGGAACGGTAAGCAGTGTCCGCAGTGAGGAGGTGACGGACGAGGAAGGTAAGGCCTTTACCGTCTATTACTTCAAGGACGGCGGGATGGATTTCGATCCTAACGATTATGAGTTGGCCGGTGAGACGAAACGCGTCTCCTTCCAGAGCGGTGACCTTTCCGGGCTGGGAGAGGGGGACGACCATTATTTCGAGGTGAATTTCGATAGCGCCACCCGTGAGTTTGAGATCATCACGATCTGGCCTTACGGTGATGATACGCAGCTTCCGGGCGGCAAGCTCGTCCCGAAGGCCGGGGACACCTATGTCCTTTGGAACATCCGGATGCCGGATAAGTATTACCGGCTGGCAGAGGAGGAATTTGCGACTGCGGTGGACGAATACAACAAGGACCACTGGCTGGATATCGCCGCTTACAAGGCTCCGACCGATCATGTGTGGATCGAGCAGCAGGAAGTCGATTTGTTTGTCGGCCGGCGTGTGCGTTTGGAGAGTGCCGAGTATTTCCCAAAGGACGGCTACCGCAGGAGCCGCATTACGAAGATCACCCGTAAGGTAAACCTTCCCGGGGAGATGGACCTGGAGATCAGCGACGCCCTGCAGGTATCGAAATTTGACAGGGTAAACGACAGTATAGGGGAATTGAAAAGCTATACGAAAGCCAAGGCCGAAAGTTCCGGGCTTCCCGATATTATCCGGAGCTTCGATAATACGCTGCCGACCGACAACAACCTTTTCTCGGCAAAAAGAAGCCAAAGGGAATTCCTGAGTAAACGCCATCGGGATACCGCTGCCGAGGTGATCGGTTTTCTGAAAGGGGCTTATTTTGGGGATTACAAAGCCGGTGAATCCGGAGGCAATGTTGACGGCGACGGGAACGCCGAGTTTCTGACGGCTGTTATCCGGGAATTGCTCCGCAGTACCCGTTTCGTGGACGGCATGTTCGGCGAGGGTTGGCAGATATGGATAGATAAAATAACGGGGCTGAGTAATCTCACGATAGACAAGGCGACCATCCGGCAGACGTTGGTGGCTCTGGAGCTGCTCATAGAAACGGTACGCAGCGTAAGGGGGCAGCTGGTTGTCTCCGCCGCCAACGGTAAGATCAAGACCGTGACCAAGGAGGGCAACAATTACCGCATCTCCTTTGAGCAAGAGAACACGTTCGTGGCGCACGACCTGATGCGCTGTGCCGTTTTTACGGGGGCGGAGATTCGGGGTTACTGGGTGGAAGTGTCGGAAGGCGATGCGGAAGGGATAACGGTACCCCAGAGGGAGTTTGGTGGGACGGAACCGAAGGCGGGCGATGAGTGTGTACTTATGGGTAACACGGAAAACCCGCTCCGGCAGAACCTGATCAGCATAGCAGCTACCGAGGACGGCCAGCCACGTGTTGACATACTGGATGGCGTGATGGCGAAAAACTTCAACGGCTGTTTGCGCTGCCGGGTGGGTAATCTTGACGGTATCAAGGACAGTGCTTTCCCGGCGAATAGCCAACCACACGGGAACGGTCTCTATGGCGACAACGTATATTTGAAAGGTACGTTCGTCCTCATGACCGGCGAGGATATCCTGACGAAATTTGAAATTACGGAGGGTAAGATACAATCAGCCGTGGAGGGTCTGCGCGACGAGGTGAGGGAGGAGCAGAGCTTTTTCGATAACACCACGTTTACCGAGGGGATGAGTAAATGGATAAGCGGGTACAAGGCCGCGTTCCTGACTTTCGGCGGCAAGTGGATTCTTGCCGGTAACAAACTGTTAGTATCGAGCGAGAACGGCAACGTGGAGGTCGTAAAGACCGGCAAGGTTCCTTACGTCAGGATAACGAACAGTTATATCATGCAGAAGAACGGGGATTTCCGCACGATTCCCGATTTCAAGGAGTTGAACGGGGACGGGCTTCGCATTCCGGGCTATGTCTACCTGTCCTTCCATTACAAGGTGATCGAGGCCGGACACCTGCGTATCGAGTTTGTCAATTCCAACAAGAACGGATACGAGAATTTCAACATGTTCGCTTACGACGGTGATTTGCCGGTCGGTGGGGAGAAGGTATTCAACCATTCCGGGCTGTGGAACGGGACCGGTGACTTCAAGCTGTCGTTCACGGGTGTTATCCAAGTGTCCTTGTTGGTGTTCTCGACAGACCGGACGGATGCCCTGGCGTACAAGTATGCCACGTTCTTCGACCAGTCGGAGAAGATGATCCGAATCGCGGCGGCGAATTTCGATAAGGACGGCAATGTGCTGGAGGCATCCTCCATCATCACGACGGCCAAATACAACAGGCTGATTTCTGTCCATTTCGATGAGAACGGGGAATTGCGGAATAAATCCGGGTTGGTGACTACCGCCAATTTTTCCAAGCTGTTCGCTGAGGGCGTTACAAGCAACGGGCTTGTAAAGAAGGCGGAACTGAATGTCTATGTCAAGCGTGACGAGTTCGGCAATCTTGTTTCCGGTGTCACCATTAAAGCCGACCAAATCAAACTGGAGGGGCTTGTTACGGCTAACGGCTATTTCAAGGTCCTCACGGACGGGAGTATCGAGACCCGGAACGCGAACATCAGCGGTACTGTCAAGGCGAGCGGCGGTAAGATTGGCGGCTTTACCATCGATTCCGGCCGTCTGTATTGGAAGAGCCGCGATTATTTCGGAAACGATTCCCGGAGTTTGAAACTGGGAGTCTCGAGTTCCTCGACGGAGGGGATCGTGGACGTGGCCTTCAATGGCGCTACCAGTGGGCGGTTTGGCGTAAAATCAGTCGGGGCGACATCCGGTGGGGCCGCTATATACGCATCGATAGGCTCCTTAACCTACCCGGCCAGCGGTATGACCTATGCCGGGTTCTTTGTGGGTCCGGTAGATGTAAGGGATACCGGTAGCGGATTGACAAGTGATGTTTGTGCGTCGAAAGGGTTCCGGTACATCAAGAGCCGCAATTCCGACGGTACATACGTGTATAACGAGGGAGTGAACTGGGGTGGTGGCATGTCGGAAAACCCCGACCTTGACAAGATACGCCTTATCGTGAGGGGAGGTATCATCGTAGGATATAACAAAGAATAAACATTTAAAACCAAGAGATATGAAAGTTGACTTAAACAGTAGATTCAGGGGATTTGACGGGAACGAGCTTGGTGGCGACAACATCGCCACCGCCGTGGCGGAGGCCCTGTTCAATTACGGAAAAGACAAACCGGTAGGCCGTGATGAGAAGTTCAAGGCTTACGTCCTGTGCCAGCGTATCATCCAGGGCGGTGGAATCCTGGAGATCACCACCGAGGAGGGTACGCTTATCAAGGAGGTATGTGGCGAGAGCCTGACGGCCGGCGGTTACGGCCAAGTTTATGAACTTATAGAGGGAGGGGTTTGATATGGCACTGACAGAATCGGATATCGCCCAGGTTTTGGAGGCGGTCAAGGCGGAATCGAAGAGTGTAGAGTCTTTGGAAACCGTGGGTTCGTTGAGCGGGGTCAAATCCCTGCCGGGACAGAAAGGTGACAAGCTGGTGAACGTCCCGATCACCTTACTGAGCAAGCCGGCCGATGACGCGGCGGCAAGAGCCATCGCGGCTGCCGAAAGGGTGGAGGAACTGGCCCCGGAAATGGAAGCGGCCACCCGGGAGACAAAGAAGGCCATTCAGACGGCGGGCGAATCGGCGGCAAAGGCGGAGGCGGCCGCGAAGAAGGCCGAGGATGCGATAGCCCAAGGCTACAAACATAAGGAGATGAGTGAGGAGGAGTTTGAAAGTCTCCCGGAAAAGGACGGCAAGACCATTTACCTGATTTACGAGGAGGAATAGGTATGATAAGTGTTGGAAACAAAGAGGTGACAGCCATCCGTGTAGGCGAACGGGTGGTGGCGACGGTCTATATAGGGGCCAGGCTGGTTTGGCAAGCCATCCGGAGCTGTTTCGGCGCGGGCTTTTGGCGCGGTGACAAACCCTGGAGCCGAACGGATGGCTGGAAACGGATGAAATAACTTTTAAAGAATAACGATATGGCGAAAAAAGTGTATGACGAGGACGGTCTGGATATGCAGAAGACCGATTGGTCCGGTGACGAATCCACGGGTAATCTTCCGGTGAGCGGCCGGTTGGTGGAGAACTATATCAAAAGTATTGATGACAAGGCCACCCCTACGGAGGAGCTGGCCGCCGGTGAGACGAAAGCCCCCACGAGCGGCGCGGTGTTCGCCTCGCTGGTGGGCACCGTGACGAATATCGACGTGACGGACAGCGAGGACGGCACTCAGTACGTGATGACAGTCACGCAGAAGGATGGCGAAGGCGGGGAAAGCGACAGGGAGGTACGCTTTTCCAAGTATAGCGACGATGACAAGGTGGTGGTGAATATAGACCTGACCGATGCTTCGGGTTCCTCCTTGCCCGCTTCCCAGTATTTGTCGTTGGGTACCGGTTTCGTGGTGAGATATGCCGTTGGCGTGGGCACGGCCGGTGGCGGCGAGGTGAGTGGCTACAGCGACCTGAAGGCCAAGGTGGTCGTAAAACGTGGCTCCACGGTCCTTTCGGAATTCCAGGATGCGGAGTTTGTCGGCGTTACGGCCGGTCAGAGCTATACTTTTGACGCGTCGCCTTACCTGAAGGATGCCACGACCTACACCGTGCAGGTGGAGGCGCAGGCCGGTTATGATGGCGGTACGCTGATGAAAACCGCTACCGCCAGGGTGACGATGGTGGCTATGGAACTAAGTACCACTTATTCGGTTGGGAACGGACTGGCTGACGGGGGATACCGGAACGACGTGAACATCCCATTTACAGCTAAGGGAACGAGTGGCGAGAAGAACATCTACTACCGCGTGAACGGCGGACAGGCTTTTACCCTCGGTCTTTCTGCCGGCAGCGGGGTACAGCAGAAGAACGTGACCATCCCCCTGACGCAGATGCAGGAAGGTACGAACGTGGTGGAAGCCTACGCACAGCATGAGAACTCCGGTGTGGTGAGCCAGGTGCATTACATTACGCTGCTGAAGGCAGGCGGCGGTGTGACGGCCTATGCCGGCATGATGTTCAGCCACCGCGCGGCAGGGTTCCAGCGAGAATGGAAACGCCCGGTGCTGGAGGCAGAGCAGTTCACGGCATGGAGCTTTTCGTATGCCGGCTATGACCGCGATGCGTACACGGCCCGTGTTAAAGTGACCGACCGGGGCAGCGTGGTGAAGGAAGACCTGCTGCAGCGCGGCGAGACCGGCAGCTACGGGCGGACCAACGTAAATGTGGAACCGCTGGACTACCGCGTGTCGTGCGGTGATGCCGTGCTTGAGGTGAAGGTGAACACCGCATCGCACCCCGACATTGAAGCCACGTTGGCACCGGATGCGGTGTGTACGTTTAATGCTTTCGGCCGAAGCAACACGGAAAACAACCCGGCAAGCTGGGTGAGCGGTGACAAGCGGATGGAGTTTCGGGACGTGCTGTGGAGCGTGAACGAATACGGTGCAGGAAGCGGCTGGCACAAGGACCGACTGTTGCTGGCCGGCGGTGCAGGCATGACCCTGACCGCCGATGGCGGGTACCGCCCCTTCAACGAAGCGGACAAGCCGGAGGGATTTGCCATCCGTGATGTGGGCATGACGCTGGAGATAGAATACAGCACGGCCAACGTGACGGACACGAACGCGGAACTGATTACCTGCCTGGGACAGCTGGACAACGGCAACCGGTACGGGCTGATTGTGACTCCGGAAGAGGCCAAGTTCCTGACCGGTGTGGTGACCGAGGCGATGGATGCCGGACAGGTGCTGCGCTATGAGGACTCGGTGGGTACGAAGTTCCAGCCGGGCACGAACATCCGCATTACCTACGTGTTCTACCCGAACGTGCAGACGAACGAACAGCGCACGTTGATCGGCTTCTATGTGAACGGTGAGGAAAGTGCCGCCTCGAAGTGGCTGGACAAGGTGAACTTCGACATCCGGAGCCAGCTGGAGTTTAAATCGGAGGGGGCTGACCTGAACGTGAAGAGCGTGCGCATCTATAACAAGGCGCTGACCTCGGACGAGGTGCTTAACAACTACATCGTGGACCGCAACCATCTGGAGGATGCCGACGGGGAACCGGGCGTGCGCTCACTGGATGAGGACAACCGCGTGCTGAATGAGGGGGACACGGTGAGCATGGAGAAGCTGATGGGACTGATGAAGAAGCGGCGGAACTCGATCCTGGTACTGATAGGCACGGGCAGCGTGGGCAGTGAGGTGCCAAGCGAGAGCGACACGCTGAACGTGATGGACGCGCTGGCCCAGCTGAACAACAAGAAGGCCAACAAGCTGTGCCGGGAAGTTAGATTCTACAACGGTGAGAACCGGGCGCTGGACTGGATAGCCCGTGACATATATCTGCGTATCCAGGGTACCAGTTCGGTGAACTATGCCCGCAAGAACCTGCGCTTCTATTTCCAGAAGACAGCCAGTGGCTACACGGCACGGATGAGCTACGGCGAGATAGACGGTAACGGGCAGCAGAGCAACCCGACAGCTACGGAGGGTAAGAAGAACCTGTTCCGACTGCGGGACAACTCGGTGGGGGCAAAACTCGCCTGTGCGAAGTGTGACTTTTCCGACTCCTCCATGACGACCAACACGGGCGGTGCGAAGTTCATCAACGACGGCATGAAGGAGATGGGTATCCTGACTCCGGCCCAGCAATATGCAGCCGACCATAGCGATACGTGCGGGCAGGATATACGCTCGGCCATTGACGGCTTGCCCTGTGACCTGTTTGTGGCCAGGAGCGTGGATGAGGATCTGACCTATTACGGCCAGTACAACATGAACAACGAGAAGAGCGACAGCTACCCCATCTTCGGGCAGGATGAGACCATCGGC